GCGCCTGGACTTACCACGGGAGTGAGGATCCTCCGGCATGATGCAAGCAGCAGAACTCGCCCAGATCCTAGCCGCCATCGCCATCGCAGTCGGCGCCGGCTTCTTCGGGGGTCAGGTGCGCTCGATGCTGCGCGAGCTGAAAGAGACGTGCGGTGACCATGAGTCACGCATCAGGCAGCTCGAAGAGCACCTCTAGCACCGACCCGAGGAGGCTATGGCCGAGCCGCCCAAGTACCCCACAAGCAGGCGCACCATCTTCCCGCGCAGCGTTGAGCAGCCGCTCCGTGGCGAGAAGTACGCCACCGCCAAGAAGGCGGAGGCCGAGCGCAAGCGCCACGATCCCACCTACATCACAGCAGACGAGGCTCGGAAGCTACCCCAAGAGGCAGCCGAGCGTCCCGAGATCCGCTTCCGCATCGAGAGCAGCCGGAGCGACTGGCCAGAGAACCGCGCGTCCGCCACCATAGCGCTCGGCGCCCTGGTCGGCGGCAGCGGCGAGACGGTCGAGGAGCGACCGCTCGACGCGGAGGCCATCTTCGATGGCTCGCGCGCCGATGGCGGAGAGTAGTCCCACCAAGGCATTCGGCCTCGGCCACGCCGACATCCTCCGGGAGAGTGGCGAGGGGCCCGGCTCGGATCTCCGGGCACAGCTCTCGCTGAACATCCGAGAAGCGTGGGATCCGTCGTGGGTCCTGGGTGGCCCTATGTTCTCGCTCTTGGGCGAGGGCCTGCGTGTCATCCGTCCGGCCTCCGGCACGATCTACGCCGTCCTGAACGTGGAGAGCGGTGGCTGGCGTGTCCACGCTGGCGACTGGCAGCAGCGGGATGTGGCAAGCGTGGACGTGGCCACCAACACGCTCCGCGTCGAGGCCCACGGCTACGCCCAGGTGGACGGCCCCACCCGGCTGTACTCCACGGCAGCGCTGCCGCTGGGCGTGGAGGGACTTGTTTGGACCCGCACCATCGACGCCGACACGGTCGCCCTATACCACCACGCTGGTGATGCGATGCAGGACGCGCACCGCATCCACCTCCAGACCGAGGGCAGGGGGGCGCTGACGCTGGGCTTCAGCCTGCTGACGCCGCCGCTCTTCGGCGATGACACCACCATCGGGGGCCCCACAGCCGCCGCGCTCCCGGTCGGAACTTACCCGCTCAAGGTCGGCGGACGTGGGCCAAGTACCTGCGCGCAGAGCCTCTCATTGTACGCCCACGAAGACGGCGCCCGCCTGACTTACTGGTTCGTTGGATGAGAAACCTAGTCTTCGACGTGAGTGGTGACAGCCGCGCGGTTCCGAGGAAGTGGTGGCACCAACTCGCAGGACCGCTTCCCGATCCGCCTTACCCGTGCGACGGCTGCTCGTGGAGCCCGGATGTGTGGGCCGGGTTCGCAGTCTGGCCGGCGTGTGTCATCCACGACTACCACTACGCGACGGGCGTGCTGGGCACCACATGGCAGGGGCGCCGGAAGGCTGACCTCGCACTTCGCCGCAACATCGCGACGCTCGTCAGGCTCCAGGGTGGTGGCCGCCTCCGCGCCCGATCACTGGCGTGGCTCTACTGGGGCCGGGTGAGATTGTGGGGCGGCGGCGCCTACGCCGTTCATGCTGGGCCGCACAAGGTGATGCCGTGGTTCAAGCGGTGGGTCGAGGTCTGGGGCCGACAGCCGGCGAAGAAGCAGAAGCGCCCCGCGCCCGGGAGGCTGCGTGGGCGCTCTCGGTGAACTGCGTGAGCTGACGAGCGACCCGACGAAACGGGCGCGCATGCTCAGCGACTTGGCTGACGTCGAGCCCGCACTGGTACGGGAATGGATCCAAGAGCACCCGCGGAACTTATACGCCTACCTGGGCTGGGGCGTCGAGCCCTTCCATGAGCAGGCGTTCCGGGATCTTCTGGAGTTCCGACAGCTCCTCTGGTTAGCGCCCCGAGGATCCGGGAAGTCTACCGCCGAGTGCGTGTTCTTCCCGGCGTGGCTGGCCATCGCGGACCCCGAGGTCTACACGAAGGCCGGGATCAGCTACCTGTTCCCCGATGCGCCGAAGGTCATCGGGCCGCACAATATCCGACTGGCGCTGACGAGTAACAGCCAAGAGAAGGCTATCGGCCTTCAGTGGCAGGCGAAGGCCGTGCTGACGGCGGAGCCGTTGGCCAAGCTCTTCGGACCACTCGCCGGGCAGCGGTGGCGGGATCACATGAGCGACACGATACTCCGCACCGAGAAGCTGCGCGAGGGTACGTTCACCTCCTTGGGCCTGGGCTCCAAGGTGACGGGCGGCCACTACGACGTCATTGTGCCTGACGACTGGGTGACCGAGGACAACGCCCGCACCGAGCTGCAACGGCAGCGGCTGAGCGACTTCTGGAAGTTCACCGTCCGCCCCACGGCAGAGCCGTGGGCCCGCGTCGCGGCAGCGGGTACGCGCTACCACCCGCTCGACTGGTATCACGAAATCCGGGAGTGGGAGGCCAAGGGCCTGTGGGCAAAAGTGAGGCACACGCCTGCGCTCGTCGAGGTGGACGGCGCCCAGGTCAGCTACTGGCCCGAGGTCTACCCGGTTGAGGAGCTGCACCGGATCAAGCAACAGATAGGCTCCTTCGCCTTCGAGTCTCAATACCAGAACTCGACGGATGTGATGCAGGGCGAGTTCTTCGAGAAGCTATGGGTCGAGAACTTCAGGGACTTCGACAAGCTGCCACCAATAGAGCGCGACAAGGCCCGCACCCTGATCTCCCTGGACCCAGCGATCAAGGCGGGACCGCGGAACGACTACTCCGTCTTCACGGTGCTGTCCTACGTCGCCCCCTACTTCTTCGTGCGCCGCGTGGTGCGCGGCCAGTGGACGCAGTTCGAGCTGGTGCAGATGGCGCAGGCGCTCTTCAAGCAGTACCGTGCCGAGGTCCTGGGCGTCGAGGTAGTACAGGGACAGGAGTGGCTGGTGCAGGAGATCCGTCGGACCACGAGCATCGCCGTCCGCGAGCTGCGGCCCATGCAGTTCAAGGGCCGCGACAAGGTCGGCCGCGCCTCCCAGGTGCGGACCTTCTTCGAGCAGGGCCGGGTTTGCTTCGCGGAGCCGTCGCCGGAGAACGGGGTGCAGCGGCTCATCGAGGAGATGATGGCGTTCCCGGGGTCGAGTGATGTCCCGGGCATGGACGACTGCGTGGACTCGCTGGTGTGGGGGTTGCTCCTGCTGGTGCGTCCCAAAGCCAAGTTAGTTAGACTCAAGAATAGGAGGTCCCTCTGATGGCGACCCGAGATATCCCGATCTTCGTGCAGGACCCATTCGTGGGGCGGACGCCCGGACAGGGCGAACGCGCGAACCCGTTCACGGTGGGCCAGAGCTACTACGCGCGGGACATGCACGACAAGGATCGCATCGTGGCATACCTACGCTGGTCGGCGCTGATGGACGTCGACACCCACTACGAGGACTTCAGCTCCCTGGGCGCCGAGGTCTCGCCGCCTCCGCGGGAGTTCTGGATCCCCGTCGACTTCTTCGGGATGCTCTCGCGGCTCATGCGGCACTACACCTTCGGGCCGCTGTTCTCTGTGCGCGGCAAGCCGGGCGCCGACAACGACGACGCGGTGCGCCGGATCTCCCGCACCAACCACATCGACACGCTCTTCAGTCAGGCCGCCGAGCAGGTGACCACGCTGGGCGACACGGTCTTCCGCGTGGACATCGAGGACATCGAAGACGAGGCGTCTGACTCCGACGCCTTGATCCCGCAGGCGCAGATCAAGTCGGTCAACCCCGCCAACTTCTTCCCGGAACTCGACCCCCTCGACTCGACCCGCATGACCCAGGCCACGCTCGCCTGGGTGTTCGACTCCTCCGAGGAGTACCAGGGCGAGCAGGGGCTGCGCTCGCCGCGCGTCGTGCTCTTGGAGATCCACACGCCCGGCTCCGTGAAGTACGAGCTGTGGGAGTGGGACGGCACCAAGGTGGGGAAGCAGCTCAGCGTCTCCTCGCGGTTCACGGAGCTGGAGGACGGCGAGACGGGCATCGACGAAATCCCTATAGTCCACGTCGGGAACTCCACGCGGGCCGGAGAGTTCTGGGGCATCAGTGAGTTCCGCAGGGTGGAGCGCATCGTGCTTGCACTGGAGAACCGCCTCTCCCAGGAGGACGAGGTCCTCGACAAGCACGCGCGGCCGAAGCTCATCGTGGGCCCCGGCATTCTCGACAACCGCGGGCGCTCCAGCCTCGCCGACTTCGACGTCATCGAGATCGAGCCGTCGATCTTGGAGAAGGCGGTGAAGCCGGAATATCTAACTTGGAACATGCAGATCAGCGCCATCCAGCACGAGGTCGAGAAGCTGGAGGAGTACCTCTTCATTACGACCGAGACGAGCCCGGCGAGCTTCGGCCTGGAGCGCGACGGCTCCCAGGTCGAGAGCGCGCGGGCGCTCCGGTTCAAGGCGCACCGCACCGTGAACAAGGTGAACGACCTGCGCCAGAGCTTCGACATCGGCATCCGTGACCTCTTCCGCATCTCGCAGAAGATGGAGAACGCCGCCCTGCGCGAGGACGGCGCGGCGGAGTACCAGCGCGGGGCCATCAGCATACACTGGCCGGACCCGATCATCGAGGACCAAGAGGCGGAGGTGATGCAGTACGTCGCCCAGAAGGGCGCCGGACTCGTGAGCACCAAGCGGGCGCTCGCGGACCTCCACAACCTCACCAACACGGAGGCCGACGCCGAGGTTCAGGAGATCCTTCAGGACAAGGTGGACGACGCAGCCAGCCAGGGCTCGGCCGAGCCGGTGCTGCCGCTGCTGGAACTCCCGGAGGCACCTAGCACGTCCGGGCCGACGCTCACGCCGTTACCGCCGGAGACCGAGGCACCGCCGCCTGATCTCACCCAGGAGGACGGGCTCGGTGTGGCTGAGGACATCCAGAAGACGCTGCTCAACGGCGCCCAGGTCAGCTCAATGGTGAACATCGTGACCCAGGTAGCGGCGCACGAGCTGCCGCGGGACGCGGGTCTTCAGATCATTCAGGTGGCGTTCGGCGTCTCGCAGCAAGAGGCCGAGGAGATCATGGGAGAGGCGGGGCTGGATGAGCCCAAGCCAGACGAGGCGCTGCCGGAGGAGCGCGGCAAGGTGCCGCTGGGCCGGGAGCCGTCGAAGACGGTGTAGGTCATGGCGAACCCGGAGGCGCAACTCGTCACCGCGTACCGCGCGCTCGTCACGGACACCGAGAAGCTCGTCTCCGTGGCCCGCGATGCTGGGCGCTCGACCGCCTACTTCGAGGCGCAGCTCGCCGAGACTCGCCGCACGCTGGCGAAGCTCACCGGCGAGGAGGCCAACTTCGTCGGGGCCTCGCTGCCGGAACAGTACCGACAAAGCGGCGCGTCTGCCCAGCTCACGCTAGAGCAGGCCGGGGTGGCCGTCCAGGGCACCTTCACCGGCTTCGACCGCGCCGCTGTCCGCACCTTGCAGACCCGTGTGGCTGGTGGCCTCAGTGGCGTCCGGCGGGCACTGACGCAGGGCCTCGCTCTCGGAGACCCGCGCCTCTCGACGGCGGGCATCCTCAAGTCCCTCGAAGAGAGCAACCTCCTGACCGAGGTCGCGGGCAAGCTCAAGGTCTTGACACCGTCGGGGAAGTATTGGGATCCCACGGCCTACTCTCGGATGGTGGGACGCACGGGTATTGCCGACTCCAGGCGCGTGGCCTTCCGCCAGCGCTACCTTCAGAATAATGTCGACGTCGTCAAGATCGTCGCCAACGGCACGACGCACCCGGCGTGCGCCGCGTGGGAGGGTGTCACCTGTAGCCTAACGGGCGCGACGGCTGGTATCCCCACCATCGACGACGCCCGCGCGGGCGGCGTGTTCCATCCAAACTGCCGCCACCGTTATGTGATGGACACAGACTACGAGCCCACCGAGATCCCGCGCAGGGCGAAAGGCACCCCGGCCCCGATGCCGAGCAGGCTGCTCTCTTTTGATCCTGCACCGCAATTCCGGCCGCGTCCGCGTCCGCGCCCGCGCCCGCGCCCGCGCGTGCCCAAGAAGACCACCGGCGCCCCGCGTATTCCGAAGACGTTCGAGAGCACCAAGGAGGCGAAGGAGTGGGCGCTGGAGAACGTGACCCGGGAGATTAACCTAGAGGGGGCGAGCAGAGACGCCGTCACTAGGGTGGTAGATGCGATGGATCATGTCCGGGAACGGCTGGGCGTCACGTCGAAGACCGACGTGCTGGGTTGGTCGACGGCAGGCACGAAGGGGGTGCTGCCCGACACGACGTTCTACAGGAAGCTGGGGAGCATGAAGTCCACCGGGCGCATGTCCTTCTCGGTTACCGGAGGGAGAAAAGGTGCCTGGGTTGCCAGGCCCGGGACAGCGTTCGTGCTGGATCTCCAGAAGAAGGCTGTCATCCACTCCGCGAAGATCCAGGCCCAGCAGGTGGTAGACCACACTCGCCGCCGCGCCGCGAAGGTGGTGGCCGCGGAGAGACGGGTGCAGATGGCGGAGGCGAAAGTAGCCAAGCGCGGGCGCCATCCGGCCATGCCCGGGCAGTCGGTTCAGGACAAGCTTCTGGAAAAGGCGAAGACCAAACTGGCCGAGCTGAAGGCGGCCAAACAGTGGTTCACGCTGGAGGGTGGCGACGCTGTCAAGCGCACGATCTACCACGAGATGGGACACATGGCGTACTACGAGCGGAATCTCGTAAATCCGTGGAACGATGCCCTGAGAAAGCACAAGGTTACACGGCTTGATATGGCCAGCATTAGCGAGTACGCTTTGCTCGACCGTTCCGAGCTATTCGCAGAGGTGGCGGTGTACTTCACCGAGGGCCTCGCTCACGAGATCCCGAAGAACCTACTGGCCGCCTTTGAGGAAGTCCTGGGGAGGAAGATATGATTGGCTCCCAGTGTTACGATTGCAAGCATTACGAAGGCATCTTCACCTGCCCGGCATTCCCTGACGGCATCCCGAAGGTCATTTTCTTGGACGAGTTCGACCACCGAGAGCCCTACCCGGGAGACCACGGCGTCCGGTTCGAGTCGGTGCCGAACCCCAGTGAGGAGCCCATCTTCGGCTGGGCCCCGCCGCATGTGGACACCACCGGGATCGCTGGAGACGTCGACGCAGCTCCCGAGCCGGAGGGCGTGCCCGCCCCCAACATCCCCGAGCCCAGCAAGATCCCCGACCCGACGACACCAGGGAAGCCGCGCGGCTAGGTGCATCCACTCCTCGCGGGGGTACAGTACACGAGAGTCCCTCTTCCGTCCGAAGGGGAGGAGCCCCCGGCTTCGCAGCGCCGGCTTAGTGCTCAACCGTTCACCGTTGCAGGCGATCCTTCGGGGTTGCACCGCGAGGCACATCCATGTCCGCCGAAGACACCGCACCGTCCACTCCCGAGGTCCCGACTCACGAGGCCCCGGAGCCGACCGCGCCGCCGTCGGGTGGCCCGCCCGGAACCGTCCAGCTCACCACCGAGGAACACAACCGTCTCCAGGCCGACGCGCGCACCGCGCGCCGCCGGGCGGACAAGCTGGAACAAGACGCCAAGGCGCGCGAGGACCGCGAGGCGCAGGAGGCAGCCAAGGCTGCCGGCGACTTCGACACGGCCCTGCGCATCGAGCGCGAGAAGGGTGAGCGCCTGGAGCGCGAAGCCACCGAGCGCGACGTGCGGGACGCTGTACGTGACCACATCATCGGGCTCGGTTATTCCGGGTCGCGAGTCACGGCGCTCCAGAAGCTGGTCTCCACGACGGAGATCGGCGAGGCGCACGACGCGGACACCATCGCGGCGGTCGTCGCCACGACCATCAGCCAGTACCCCGACCTGTTCATCGTCAAGGACGATGCGCCCGAGGGCGGCAGCGCACCCCGTGTGCGGCGCACCCCAGGGCCCTCGACGCCTCCCGATGATGCAAGCCGGGCAGCCTCCGACCCGGACTACATCAGTCCGCAGGAGTATCTGGACACACCCCACGCGGTCAGACACAGCCCGGAGTTCCGGGCCCGCGTGGATAAAAGTCGGCCACACTGGCCCACATCAGTCTCCGCCACCGCCTTCACCGTCGGCCAGTAACTGGCCTCGGGTTGGTTGCGGTAGACCAACCCGACGAAGGAGATTCCATCCGTGGCTTCCAATACGTTCACCAACTTCTACCCGACACTCTGGTCAGACCAAGCATTTTTCGAGTTCGCCGCGGCAGCTATCGCCCCGCAAGTCGTGAACACGACCTGGGTCGATCCCGGCGGCCCGTCCGATGCGGTTCGCATCCCGAAGTTCGCGTTCAGCACCGCGCAGATCGACGACGTGTCCAACCTCATCGACGCGCCCGACGCTGCGAGCGAGGCGACGCTGGTCCTGAATCTGGACAACAACAAGGGCTTCCACTTCGAGGTGGAATACACCGAGCAGGATCAGGCCAACGTCCAGCTCGGGGAGTCCATCCTCATGCAGCGCACGGCAGCCCTCGCGGCCGTCGTGGATCAGAACGTGTTCGCAGCGGCCTCGGGCGCGACGACCACGCTGACGGGGACGGTCACCAGGGCGACGCTCGTGAGCGCCATCGAACTGCTCAACGAGAACAACGCACCGCAGACCGACCGCGTGCTGGTCGTGAACCCGGACGTCTACAGCGACCTCCTCGGAATCAGCGACTTCATGCGCTCCGACTCCATCGCGGGGGCTGACGCGAACCGCACCGGCTTGATCGGTCAGGCGCTCGGCCTCGATGTGTTCCTCTCGAACAACATCCCCAGCGGCGTGGGTGACGCCATCGTGATGCACCGCGTGGGGCTGGCGATGGCCATGCTGCGCACCATCGACGTGCGGGTCTTCGATCAGCCGCGGCACTTCGCGGTGGGCTACACGGGCCGAGCGATCTGGGGTGAGACCCTGATCGACGCGGACCTCGTGGTGCCCCTCGACAGAGCCTAGAACAAGCGCGGCCCCGCGGTCGCGTGAACAACCTAACGGGCCCGCTCACCGCGGTGGTGGGCGGGCCTTCTGTGTGTGAGGAGTAGCGTGTGCCGTTCTCGGTTTATAACTACCTGAACCCGACGGAGCTGGCGCAGTACATCCACACGATGGCGGCCGTCTCGAATCAGGCCCTCGCGGCGTCCTTCATCTCCGACGCGGAGCGTGTCATCGACGCCTTCGCTGGACCGAGTCCGCCTTACTACACGGACCTGATGGGCACGACCGCGGCAACGATGGCCCCGCTCCAGACCGACCTGACAGCCACGCTCTTCGGGGACCGGCGCCCC